AGGCAGAGCTTCGTCCAGGTGGAGATCTGCGCCCAGGAGCGGGTGGAAAGCTGCAGGTAGGTGTTGGCGGTGATCGTTCCCTTGGCCCGAGGCCGGGTAGCCATGATCCAGTCAACGATCCACGCCGACAGTGCGCTCTTGCCGACGCCGTGCCCCGAGGCTACGCACATGCGGATGGGCTGCACCGGCGTGTGCCCGTCAAAGTTGCGCCTGCGCACCTCGGCGCCGAGCTCTTCCAGAAATTCCGCCTGCCAGGTGTCAGGGCCCTTTTGCCGCTCCAGCAGGCCGTACTCGCCCCAGGGATACATGGCCATGACAAAGGCCAGCGGATCGGAGTAGTACTGACCTACTTCGTCGGCGAGCCGCTGCTCAATTGACTGGCTCTTCGCCCTTGCCGTCGCCAGAGGGACTGTCCTCGGCATCGGCAGCTTGGTTCTCGTTCCCGTCATCGCTCGCGTCGCTTATATCGAACTTCGATCCCCGGAGCAGACCGGCGGCACGTTTGCGCCCCCGCATCAGCCGCTCGATCACCTTCTCGTCGGCGGCGCTCTCCACCCGCTCGGAGAACAGGCCGAGGTACTTGCCCAGGAGCTCATAGCCGCGCTGTTGCGCCTGCATCTGCCACGCGCCGGATCCCGAGGCCTTGGCCTCGTTGATGGTGTCCACAATGCCCGAGATGACCATCTCGGCGTCAACTTCAAGCTTCGCCAGATGCATCTTCATCTGCCGGTCCATCTCGCGCAGGATCTCGGCATTGTGCAGCAGTTTGTAGGCGGTCTGCTTGGCGCTGCTTTGACCGTAACCGGCCCGCGCCGCTGCGGCTGCACCGTTGCGATTGGGATCGGCTAAATACTCGTGGATGAAACGGCGCTGTGTGTCGCTGATGGTGGACATGTGGGAGGGTACTCCTTAAGGGGCGGCTGCTCGGCGAGAGGCGCCGAGCTTGGCGGGCGCTAAAGACGGCGGAATGGCTACCCCTGCTTCTGCAGCGCCTCGGGCAGCATGGACTCCTCCTCCGGACTCAGGCTGTCCGGATCCCGGTTCCAGTACGCCATGCGGATGTAGCTCTCCCTCGTCAAGGGGATGCCAGACTTCTTCAAGAGGCGTGTAACCGTGTCCTGCGGTACTCCATCGACGGGGGAGCCCTCCTGGGACACCGGCTTCGTCGCGGAACTTGGCTGCGGCTTCGAAGACTTGTTTGCGGGCTTTTGAGAGCGGGATGTCGCCATTTCCATAATCCTGCCAGATCTTCTTGATTATAGCGCCATTTTCCGCCGTTTTCACCTCTGCCGGGAAGATGTCGCGGATGCCCTCCCAGGTGACCGACTGCAGCTGGCGCGGCAGGATGCCGAGCTCTTTTGCCGCCTGGCGATAGGCGTCGGCGTAGAGCGCATAGGTGCCTTTGGCGCCCAGGGGCTTGCTGGTGTTGCCGCCGAAGTTGGCTGCGACCTCGGGCGACGCCCCGCTCAGCGGACGCAGGTGCCCGGCGGCGACGGCATGCGTGTCTACCGTGACATATTCGCCGGGATGATTGGGCGTGAGCATGTTGTTGTAGAAATTCGGCACCTTGTGCGAGCCCCCGAGCTGCCCTTTGATGTTGGCCATCGAGTCGTCTTCCAGGATGGAGATGGCCTTGCCGATTTCGTTCAGCGAGCCCCAGGCTACTTTGGCGTTGCGGGTATTGCCTTTTTTGTCTGGCTCGGTCTGCACCGGCCCGAGGTCTTTGCCGTCAGGCGTCTGCGCGTGATAGCTGCGGTCCGTGTTGTAAGTCTCGTCATAGAGCCGGGTGAAGGCGGCTTTCTCGTCGGTGCTCATGTCCTTGAACTTCTTGCCCTCCAGGACGCCCGAGTCGAGCAGCCCGCCAAGCTCCTCCGAGGTGCCGCGGATCCGCTGGCCGGTGGTGCGCATGGCATCGCTCATCGTCGCATCCTGCTGGTCGCGATAGACGTTCATCACCCGCTTGGCCAGGTCGCGATTCATGAACCAGTCTTTCTGCGGCGACAGCGAGGCGTAGACCCCGGCTACCTGGCGGTTCTTCAAGCCTCGCGCCTGGGCTTCGGAGACTACCTCGCCCCGCGCCGTGTCGTACCATTGCGAGTAGAGCTGCCGCACCCTTTCCGGCATCTGGTTGTACAGGTAGACCAGGTTGTCCTTGACGTGCTTGGTGAATTCGTCGAGCGCCCGCACCGGATCCGCCCTGGCCTTGTCCGAATAGCGCACGTCGGGATACTGGATGAGCTGGTCCCGCCACTCGTCTACCGCGTCCTGAAAATCTTCATCGTTCTTGTATTTCGGCGTGCCGTCTTTCTTGAGCGCGTCGCGCAGCGGCTTTTCCGGGTTGAAGGATTTGCCTTGCACCCTGTCGGCGAGCTTTTGCTGTAATTTGGCGTCGCGGTCTAGGGTCGCGCGGTCTATGGTGACATGCTGCTCTACCGGATCTTCGGTGGCGTTCCTGCCCGCCGGTGCGCGGGTCGAAACCCGCTCGCCTTCATTTTCCGCTTCGGTGATCTTGCCGTACAGCCGGTCCAGGTAAGGATCTACCCGCTCGCCGAAGTCCTTGATCATGGCGTCCTTCCAGGCCTCGAGGCCAAGCACGCCGCGTTCGTAGTGATACATTCCGGCCTTGGCAAATTTCAGCGCAGGCGTGACCAGGTTGGCGCCGCTCTTCAATCCGCCGGTCAGCGCCGCGTTGCCCTCCTTCACCGCCTGCTTGTATTCGTACTGCGACACGATGCGGTTCTGCCTGCCGCTGAAGGCCTCTTCTACCGCTGAAGGGTTCTTGACATAGTGGTCGCCGAGCTCGGGATCACTCATCTTGGTGATGCGGCCTTCATCCTCCAGCCGGTCAAGCGCTGCCTTGACGGTGTCGTCGGAATAGCCTGCCTCTTTCATTCCGGCGCGAATGTCTTCGGCGGCACTTCCACCCTGGGCGAGAAAGTCTTCATGCGAAGGAATGAGCTTGAGCGCGAACTTGCGGGCCGAGCGCTGTGCCTTCATCTCTTCTACCGAGCGCTGCATCACGGAGGTTAGATCTTCGCCCTCGGCGGCAGCTGCGGTCTTTTGAGCGGCGCCGCCCTCTGCGGTGGCCGCTTCGGCTTTCCTCGCCTCCCACTCCTTCTGCAGCGCTGCCTTCTGTTCATCGGGCAGGGCTGCATAGGTCTTCCAGGTAAGCCCTTTGGACTCGAGGAAGGGCGTAGTCTCGGCGGCGCGTCCCGTAGGCGCGGCCTCGGCCTTCTGCTCTTCAACAAACTTGCTGGCGGCATCGTTGTAGGTTTCGACCACCGAAGGTGCCGGTCCCTCGCGCGGCGCTTCCGCCTTCGGTGCAGCTTCCGGCTTCGGCTCTTCTGCCGGTGCCGCTGCCTTGGCTATCTCTTCATCGGTAGCGCCCAGGGGCGTCAGAGCCTTTTGCTTCCAGAACGACAGCTGCTCTGGCTCTGACGGGCCCGTGGCTTTGGCCACCGCCTCATGCGCGGCCTCGGTGTCGCCGTCCTCCAGGGCCCTGGTGACCTCATGATGCAATTTTCGATTTGCCGCCGGATCCTCTTTTGGCGGGACCGCCTCATCGACTACGTCCTTGACCTGCTGCTGTACTGCTGCTGTCGCCGCCTTGGCCTCTGCGGGCTTCGCTTGAGGAGCAGCGGCTGGCTCTGCGGGCTGTGCCGCTGCTCCTTGGGCTGCGGGCTCGGCGGCTGGACTGGGTGGAGCTGCCTGGGCCCGCGCCGCCTGCGCTTCTTTCTGTACCTGCTCGGCGGTATAGCGAGCTCCGACAGGCGGCTCGCCTTCGCGCTGTGCCTGGAAGTAGACTGCCGCCGGAACCGCAGCCTCGCCCGCTTCGGGTGGAACCAGCCTGGGCGCCGGGATCTCGGCAGGCGCCGCCGGTCTGAGGTAGCGCTCTGCAAGCTGCTCTCCCACCGCAGCACCGGCACCGGCACCGACATGCGGCAGGCCAACCTGGGCGCCCAGTACGCCGCCCACGGTGCCGCCGGTAGCCATCGCCGCCCGTTTGACGGCCTTCGGGTATTGCTGCGCGAACTGCTGGATCCGGCCCGGCGCCGCCTCGGGCTGGACGACGGTGCCGACACCGCCTCTCGGCGCCATGCCCTCCATCAGGATGGGCGCAACCATGCCCGCTGCCGTGCCCAGGCCCCCGGCGATGTCGCCCTGAACCATCTGCCTTTGGCCTTGCGCCAGGGCTGGTCCGACAATCGGCACGCCGCTCTCCACTGCGGTGATCATCGCGCCGGTGCGATTGATCAGCCCGGTTGCGCTGTGGAAGTCGCCCTTCTTCCACAGATCCTGGGCTTGTTCCCAGGTCTGCTGCATGCCCTGGTGGATTCCATGCAGCATCTCGTTAGCCGCCTTCTCGGGGCTGTCGGTGAACTGGAAGTTTGCCGCCTCTTGCTTGAGGTTATTGAGGAATGCGTCCGGATCCTCCGAGCCCGCCGCGGAGAGGTTGAAGCTGCGGGCAAAACGCTCTGGCGCACTTTGCTGGCGCGGCTGCATTACCGAGTAGCCTGCCGGGATCGGCGGGCGAGCCTGTGCGGGCTCGCCCGGTGCAGCGGATGGAGTTGGAGCTGCCCCCTGATCAGCAGTGACGTAGTCGTACCCTGGGGGCAGCGGAGGTCTGTCGTCTGGCATCTATTGTGGAGGTAGTCCGGTTGCCGGATCGATCCATTGTCCCTGGCGCAGCACGATCTGGCCCTTCGGGCCTTGCGCCACGTTGCCCGCCTTGATCTCGGCATCGGAAATTGGCTGTCTGAGCGGGCTCGGACGCTTTTGCCGGATGGGCTGCTCCGGTGCGATGTGCGGGACGCTGGTCCCGTGGATCCGGTTGGTGATATCGACGTTGTAGTTGGCACTCCTGCTGGCGTCGTTGGCAATCGAGTCGGAATAGTCGCGCATGTCGCTGATCATCTTCGGAGTCCACTGATTGCCGGTCAGGGCATTGAGGAAGGCGCCTTTGAACTGCTCGGGGATGTTGCCTTGCCTGGCCAGCCGCTCGGCTTCGGCAGAGTTGTACCTCTTGGTGCCGTCCGGATTCGATACGCCGATCATCTTGAGCAACACCGCACGCGAGGCGGCGACATTGCCCTGCTCGGCGAGATCGAGGGTAGAGTTCAGCTCCGACACCGTCTTCATCTTGTCTTCGTAAGGCTTGAGCACTTGAGTCTCGACCCTGGTCGCCGCATCCTTGCGGTTCCAGAATTGGTTCTCGACAGCCTGGCGGGCGTTGCTGACCGCTATCTCGTAAGGCATCCTCGCCCTGGCCTCGGTCCCGGCAATTTGTCCTTTGGTTTCCGCCTGGTAGTCGTCATAACCCTTGCCCTGATTCCTGGGATCCGCCTGCCAGGTTGCATAAGCGGTTTGCTGCGCCTGCTTCAGCTTCGACTCTGCTGCCGCGCCCGGTGTCTCGGCGCGTGTCTTCTCGGTTGCCGCCTGCTTCTGCGCGTTCTCGATCTGCTGCGATTCCGACTGATACCACTTGGCGATATTCGGCAGCGTCTGGCGGATCTGAGCGGGTGGAAGGTTGGCAATCTGCTGCGCCTGCTGCCAGTGTGCCTGGTCCATCGTCTTATCCCGCAGCGCATCGGAAGCGAGGCTCATGACGCCTTGCCCGATCTGATCATCGGGCAGATCATTGAGAGCGGTAATCCGCCCGGCCAACTTGTCGTAGTTGTTCTTCTGCACTTCCTGATTGTTCTTGTCAGCCTCGGACTGGCTCTTGGCGATGTCGGTGAGCTCTTTCTGCCGCTGGAGTCCGTACATTGCGACTTCGTTGGCCGAGCCCACCGAGCCGCCGTGCTTGATGATCAGCCTGGCAAAGTCGTTGTAGTCTTTGCCGTCCCACTCGTTGTAAGCGGCCTGACCCGCCTGGACGTCTTTTACCTTCTGCTGGCTGAGCGCGACATTCTGCTGCTCCTGCTGCAGCTGCAGCGGTTGCAGCTGCTGCTGGTACTGCATCTGTTGCTGCTGCATCTGCTGCTGCTGTGCCATCGTGCGCAGCTGCTGCACTCTGCCGAGCTGCTCCAGCGGATCGGTTGGCTGTGTGCGGATATCAAGTGCGGGAAGTGGAATGGATCCCATTACCCTACTCCTGCCATGCTGTTAAGGTAGCCGCCCAGGCCTGCCCACTGACCTGGTGCGTAGCCGGGCATAGATGAGTAGCCGCTCAAGTTTGGCGCCGGTGCCTGTCCCTGAGCGACCGGACCTGGAAGGAAATTTGACATCACATTACCTATGCCGCCTAAGTCTGGCGCGTTATAGCTGCTGTAGTTGCCAGCCGCTGTTGATGGAAGCTGCTGCCCGTTCTGCATGGCATACATCATCCAGCCCAGGTTGCCCAGGCCTGATGCCATGCCGCTATAAGCATTGGTCGCACCGGCTGTGCCGGAAGCTAGAGCCGCGCCGCGATTCGCCATCTGGTTGGCTTGCGCGTTGGCGCCTGACATCAGGGTTTGCGCCATTGCCTGCGACATGCCAGGCCCGGCAGAGGTGAGCTCGCCGGTAGCTGTCTGGCCCATGCCCATCAGGCCGAATAAGCGCTGATACTGGTTGGCCTGGCCGGTCTGAAACTGGTTATAGTTTTGCAGATAGTTCTGGAAGGCATTGTTGTAGGTTTGCTGGTAGTTGGTCGAGGCCATGCCCTGCGCATAGTTATTGAGCGCTTTCATGGTCCCGCCGGTGAGCAGGTTGCCTCGCGCCGCAGCCGAGTTCTGCATGGCATCAAGTCCCTGCTGTAACGCAAACTGATATCCTGGCGTCTGCGCCGCCTGCTCGGCGGTGGGCGCCTGGAACTGCCCGGTCCAGGGCTGCATCAGCGTGCCGGTTGAGCCCGGCGTCAGCCCCATGAGAGAGCTCAGGTTGCCAGCGGCGCCCAGGCCCATCTGCTGCCAGGGGGCGTTGTATCCCTGGATCTGATTCCATATTCCCTGCTCACTGCCGAGCGCCTGCTGTTGTTGTTGTGCAATCAGCTGCTGTGCCTTCTGCGCGGCGTCGGCTTGCGTCTGCGCCGCACTCTTGGCGCCCGAGGAACCAATCAGACCACCGGCAATGGATCCGCCCGCACTTATTGCAGCAGCAGCGATAAGGGGTATGGCTGCTATCGGCATGACGCCTCCTTGCTGATTCCGAGCATGATCTGGTCGCAGAGGATCCCGCGTTTGAGATAGCTCTTGGTATTCACGCCGAATTCCCGCATGCCGCTGTTCTGCGCCGCCCGCAAGGCCAGCCGGTTGTAATCAGGGACGTTGGTCATGATGCGGCGGCAAGGGCTGTGCTCAAACATCCAGGCAAACATTCGCCTGCCCGCTTCCGTAGCGCTGCCCCACAGCATGGGCAGCAGGCAGGTATGCAGCTCGTAACAGACGGCATTCTGTGGAACCAGAATGAATACGCCCGCCGGTTCGCCGTCCAGCCGCACCAGGATGTGCCAGACTACGGTGCTTTCTAAGGGGCGCCACTCTTCGGCTTTCGGCGCATCATCGTCAGCAACGTGTGGATAGATTTTCGGATGCGTGACAATACTGCGGACCAGTTCATAATCCAGGGTGCGCTCAACCGTGATCATTCCTCTTCGATGATCAGCTCGGTGCCGTCGTCCGACACCGTGACCCTGCCCTTGATGTCGTTCTCGTCGATGATCAGCTGCAGTGCGCCTTTCATCGCCGCTTCAATCTGCAAGGCCATCTGCCGGTGGCGCTGAAAGAAGCCTTGCTGCTTAGTAGTCAATGGATAGCGAGTAGGCGTCTTTACTTCAGTTGTAGGTTGGAGCATAGTGTTCTACCTTTTCTGCGAGTTCCTGCACTGCCCTGGTCAGCAAGGCTATGATGTCGAGGGCGTTGAGGCTTTGCGGCTGGATATTGCCATCGCTGGTCAGCGCATCCTTCTCTCCATTCACTGCGCCGGGCAGTATTTTCTCGAGTTCATGCGCGATGAATCCATAATGGGTGCGCTCATCGCTGCGATAGATGTCTTCAGGAATGTCCTTGTACCGAAAGCTTACAGGGCGCAGCTGAGATACTAGCGACAGAGCAGACTCCGACAGAACATGTTGCAGCGACTCGACGTTTTCCTTGACCCGATAATCGGAGGTGAGGCTGATGGTGCCCACATTCGTAGTGTCAATCCATAACTGGGCGGCACCCGTCCAGTAAATATTGAATGCATTTGAGACTGCCCCGCCATTTCCTGCCCTGCATCGATAACCAACCGTGGCACTGACGCTTCCTACCATTCCTATCTGCCCTGTCGAGCTGTAGATATTCGGGTCGCTGGTGTTGCCCATGCCTATTTGAAGGTTACGACTGGTGTCTGGCGAATAAATCAGAACCGGGCTGGCGTTTCCCTGAATGGTTAATGCATATCCGCTTGAAGAAGTGATTGTGTGATTGCCGGAAGCTATCGAGCCGCACTTCGTGATGTTGCCAGTGCCATCCACCTGTAAAATTACTGCTGGCCCATATACTGCCCCAATCGTTAGACCAGTATTGGCATAAAAACCAAAACCACCGCCATAGGATGGCCCCATTCCAAGGATGGATGCCGTACCCTGCGAGGCCACCCACTGAGAAGCAGTATTCAGGTAGCAGCCCGCACTGAGGTTGACGGTCCCCGAGTTGCTGGCAAGATAATTGCTCTGCTGTGTTTGTGTGCCAGCATAAAGAGCCACGATGCTGAAGTTGGCCATCGGCATGTAAGCAGAGAATACTAAGGTTGTCGCAGCCGCGCTTCCGACTGTAAGACCAGAACCACTGCTAACATCGAAACCAATGCCAATCACTCGTACATAGCTTCCACTGGTTTGTGAAGCTATCCAGCTTGTGCCGTTGTAGGCGATTCCCGCTGACAAATGGAGGTTCCCGGCCCCGCTGTAGCATAAAACTCCAGCCGCATAAGGTGAAGTTCCGAATAGAACCTGCGAGGTCGTCCGTGGACCGGGAAGGTACAAGGTGTCACTCAGAGCCACGGCATTGGCGAAGCCCAGGGTTCCAGTCGAGCTATAGAGATTTGGATTGCTAGTGTTCCCTACTCCAATCTGAAAGTTGCGCGAACCATCGGGCGAATAGATAATTAGTGGACTGGAATTGCCATTGATCTGTAGCGCATAACCAGTGCCAGGAGAATTAATGACTACATTTGCAGAACAACCCAAGGTTCCAGTTGAACTATAAAGGTTTGGATTGGTGGTATTGGTGATGCCAATCTGAAAGTTGCGTGAACTATCGGGCGAATAAATAATGAACGGACTGGTGCTGCCGTTGATGCGCAGTCCGTAGCCAGGACTGCCGGAAGAATTAATTATTAGGTTAGCGGCACAACCCAGGGTTCCAGTAGAGCTGTAGAGATTCGGATCACTGGTATTTCCCACTCCGATCTGGAAGTTGCGGGTACCATCGGGAGAGTACAGCTCCAGCGGGAGACTATTGCCCTTGATTGCCAGGGCGGGTAATGTGCCTGATGCGCCATTGATTAAAACCGGGTTGGCGAAATCTACAACGCCAGTCGAAGAGTACAGCGCGGGATCAGTAGTATTGCTTATGCCTATCTGAAAATTGCGAGAGCCGTCAGGGGAGTAGATGCCAAGTGGAGTGGTAGTGCCGTTGATGCGCAGACCATAACCAGTGCCACCCGAGTTGATGGTTACATTGGAACCAAAGCTGGTAGTGGTGCCGTCATAGGTAATTGGCGGCTTGTTGAGAATCTGAGCGACTCCGCTGGTTGCATTCCAGTCGGAGTTGACTTGTGGCAGGACGCTTCCGCTTGCACCTGTAATCGTTCCGGTAACTGCCAGATTGCCGGTTATGTTGGTTGTGCCAGTGCCAGTCGAGTATGTAATCGGCGGCTGGTTGAGAATTACCGCCAGCCCGCTGGTAGCATTCCAATCGCTCTGCACATTAGGCGAAGTGTTGCTGATTACATAGCTTGGGCTGATCGAGATGCCTGCCCCGGCGGTGTAAACAGCGGCATTGCCTACGGCAACCGAAATGGAGTTAACTTGGCGCCGCAGAGTCTCAAACCAGTTGATCCAGGGCCAGGAGACTCCGCTAGCCGTTTGATCGGGCAGCGGGCTGGTGACCGGCAGCGGTGAAATAGGCAGCGTCGAAATTGTGGAAGTCGAAAATGTGGAAGTTGCCATTTAAGCCATCTTTGCCATTTGTGAGGGATAGCGCTCCACCGGCTGAAAGCCTGGCGTGGCGAATAAATATGCATCCACAACGCGCCAACTCACCGGATCTGAAGTCGATATCTCATAGACTCTGTCGCGGGTGCGTCCCAGGCGCCGCCATTCCACTTTGCGCGTAAACTCACCGGCGGATCCGGCGCCGCAGGTGTATTCATTCGACCAGGTGTGCCCGCCATCGTCGCTCCAGCGCAGCATGACCTGGGGCTCGCGGGTGGGCGCTACCGGCGGATCTACAACCAATTGACCGAATTGTACGGTGAGCCTGGTCTGCAATGCCGAGGGCTGCGTCATCATCAGCAGCTGCTGAATCCAGCCGCCCCCTGGCGCCTTCACCAAGGTCAGGTATAGAGCTCCGCTGTTATCGATGTTGAGCTGATAGCACCTGGTGGGAATCTGCGAAGGAAGCGACATCAGCCCGATATCGGCGAAGATGTACGTCTGTGGCGTGATACCGGAATTAGGCCCCAGGGACGACGTAGACATGGTCCCATCGTCGTTGACTTGCACTTGCCACTGGTTGCCTGCCGGATCCTGCAGGAAGATGGCTGGCAAGCCGATAGCCGTGCCTGGCAGGGCGGGAATGGGGCCGAGCCCGCTCTCCAGGTGAATGCGCAGCTTGTGATGAAACTGCCACTCCAGCTCCTGGTTGAGGTGAGGAGCTCGCCGGTAGCGACGAAGCGGGTTGCCGTCATCGTCGGTGAATTGCGGCGCCATCTGGTAGACGTTGGTGCTTTGCGTGTCGCCGACCAGGTGCATGCCAAAAGCGTAGGCATGGCAGCGGCTGCGGTGCGCCTGGTACTTGCTGGTGCCCAGGTTCCAGTAGCCTGCCTCGTGCCACATGTTGGCGTCCACATCGTAGCGCCAGGTAGCGTCGGCAGTGGGAAAGTAGGTTTCCCATATGAAATGTCCATGCTGCTGCCAGCCGCAGCTGATGGCATCATCGATGCGCGAGTAGCGCTGCCAGGCAGTCTCAACCGCATGCGTCGAGATCCGGCGCGGCGTCCAGCCCTGGGCGCTCCAGGCCATGCCTTCGCCCGATTCGTTGGCGCCAATCCAGTAGGGCGCGTTGCCCAGGCAGATTGGGCTGTTGGTTGCCGACAGGCCTTGCTCGATGAATGCGCCTTCGATAGGTTGAAACGGATTCAGATTATCGCCGCTATCGAAGTAGACCATCGTGCGCTTCGGCGACCAGAACCAGATCTCCCGCCGCACCACCAGCATGCCAATAATGTTTTCGGCGAATTGGTTAACCTGCGCGATCTTCGCCGGATCCCAGGTGTTGGCATCCTCCAGGTTAGACCATTGAAACTTCTGTGTGCCGGTCAGGTAGGTAAGGAAATAGCCATCGATGAAATCAACTTTGCCAGCATTGCCTTGCAACGCTTGGGGCGTGTTCCAGCTGTTGTTGGTAAGGCTGAACCAGTTCAACTTTCCGCCAGAGCACACAATGAGCTGCCCGGCATTATTCGAAGCCAGCGACGCCGGGTTGGTGTCTGCAAGTATCGTCTGCAGGTTGCTGATGGCGCCGGATGAATTGATCTCGCAAAATTTGGTGGGCAGCGTGCCATTGGCGCCGGTGGTGCCAAAGAGCCGCTGGTTGAAAACGTAAAGCTGTGTGACGCACAGGCCATTAGCATCAGTGATGCTGGTCCACTTCTTCAGCCCCCAGGTGGGATACATGGCGGCAATCGTCGCCGAGTTGCCCCCCTCGGTAGTCTCGGGATACCAGTTCATGGTGCGCTGTGCGTCTACGTTCACACTTTCCGACTGGTAGCTTGGACCTACAAAACCGAAGCGGGCCATTTACGGTAGAACTCCTCCCAGGTCGAAGATAACGGCTGCGCTTTGAATTTGCGGCCAGGTTGAGTTGGCACTGCCTATAACACTCAGGCCCAGGTTGCCGGTAATCTGGCGCCCTTGAATGTTGATGCTTGCCTGGTTGCCAGTGACGATCTGGACGAAAGACAAATCCACTCCATTAACCCAGGAGTCATCGACCTTATTGAGCAGGGTGTGATAAGTGCGGCGAAAATGCGCTTGTGCATCAGTACTCCAATCGCACAACGCCGCGCCGCTGTTAGCCGTCCAGAGCATGTGGAGCGAGATCATAATCATGATCAGGCTTTCGCCGGAACGTGGCAGGTTAAACGAAATAGCAGGAACTACGGTGTACCAGGTATTGAGCGCGTCAAAGCTGGTATCGGGTATATCAAGGAGCACGGGCCGAGCTCTTTGAGTACTACTGGCTGAAGCTTGGCCAAGATCGGTGCCCTCGGCTACATTGAGCCTGGTAACGCTGTACGCCGCATTGCATGGAAATATGGTCAAATATGCGGTGCCGTCGCTGTTGACCCTGGTTACTACGGCAGGCGCCACCGGGCCAAACTGAGAGGCGTAGTCAGCCTGGCGAAAATTGTAGGGCACGATATCGCCGACGTTGAATGCCATTTTCAGTTACCTGCTGCCGATTGGCGAATCGGTTATCCAGTTGTATTGCCGCTTGCCGGTAGCAACCAGGGCATCATCCACACGCAAGTCGATTACGGGAATGTTGAGCGACTTGATCCTGGCCTTGGCCTCTGCGGCCATCTCTGGTACCTGCGGCGGCATGAATCCGCCAAACTCTGCCGCCATCCTGTAGGCCAGGTTCCACTTCAGCGCATCGGCATAGCCGGTGGGAAATTCGTAGTCGGTAGATAGGTCGTTGAAGTTGCCGATTTGCGTCCAGCTGTAAATCGTCGTCTGCACCGGCGCCGAAGGTATGCACCAAAAGGAAAGAGTGCGATAGGGAAAGCCTTTGTCATCCCACACTCGCTGCGGAATGCTGGAGAGGATCTGTTTAACCGGGATGGCCATCCATTCGGCCTCGGTCAGATATTCCAAGGGAAGCTCCAGAGGCTGCGAGGGGTTGCTGAGATTGATGATGCCCATGCGGTCTATGCGAACCGGCCTGGGCGTATTAAAGTCTGCTGCGCCGGATCCTATCTGGTAGCTTTGCTGTCCTACCACCAGGGGAAACATCTGCCGCTGCACAGCCCATACCATCAGGCGCTCAATCGCCCAAGCTTCCAGCATGTCGTTGAGTGTTTCCAGGCCCGCTGCAGTCTCGGCTGCGGTTGGATTTTCGCCTGGTGCGATTGAGTTGATGCGGCGCAGTGCGGTGTTAATGCAGTCGTTGGCTGTCATGATGTTTTGCGCTTTGGCATGCGTTGCAAATTCATCAGCTCATCGGTCTTGCGTACCAGCTCGGGAATTACCGGCTCTTGATCCGGCTCGGGCAGATCCGGAGGGCTGTCGCTCCTGACCGGATCCGGCGGGATATCCGGCGTATCGTGCCAGTCGTCGCCGAGGTCAGCCTCCGCAGCAGCGTCTAGCACGATTACCGGAACCTTGGAGCGGTGGTACTTCCACTTAGGGAATTCCTCAAATGCCATTTGCGTTTACCTGGATGCTGCATGCGGAGGTGTCGTCTTTGGTTGTGACGACTGAGTTTGTTTAGCCTCTTGCTTCGCTTCTTCCTCGGCTTTCTTTTGTTGTTCCTGTGCAGCTTTCGCTTGAGCTTCGGCCTCTTGCTGCTGGCGTACCTGGGTCTGCGATTGCTGGCCGAGCTCCAGATATTGCCCGTCACCATCGCCTGGTGTCACAGCATGCTTGGCTGCAATGTAAAAGGCGCCGCTTGGAAAGACTGTCAATGAGGCAGACCCATCGTCTTCGTTAAACTGGGTCACGATGGCAGGGACAGCCGCCTGCCCCATTGGACTCTCTTTTGCCGTTGGCTGATATTGAACGATTGAACCAAAAGCCACACCCATTTTTGGCGGCATGGAATATTCCTCCTTTGGAAAACGGGCGCACCGTGGTTAAACGATGCGCCCAATCGGCGCCCTCACGCCGTGCCGGTACAACTCGTTATGCGCCTGCAATGCGGCACGCCATCTCGGCGTACAGCACTGCGAATCCATAGAGTATGTCCAGCCTGGTAGGAAACCTGTCCAGGTTGATGTCGTAAGCTCGGATAGCTCTGATCGACAAACCTAGCTGGTCATCCGATACCCGGCTGGCCATATCTACGCCCCCAGGTATCAACAAGTCGGCGCATGCCATAGTGAAAGCTTCAGGATGAAATGCGCAAGCTTGGCCACTGGATTGGGCTGCAGTGAATGCGAAGGTAAGCGCTGCACCGCTAGCCGGTAGCGCGTTTACTGTCGCAAATGGGTTAAACGGTGCCGCAGCCCCGAATACTTGAATGGGCGGCGCAATAGGTATAACTGTTGCGCCGCTGAGAACATTTGCCGTAACGACAAACTGCCGCGGCACTCCGGTGCTCTGTTTGGATTGCGGGTTGACGGCATTAACGCCAGCAATGGTGAATACATCGCCCTTATTCAGGGCGCCGGTCAGGGCGGATACAGTTAAGTTGGATCCGGTCTGGTTTGCACCGGCTACGGTAACTGCGCCAGGACTGCCCGCTACCTGGGTTCTCATGTTCTGGTCCATGTACCATGAGAAGCCCAAGCCGATGCCCATCATGCCCTTTTCGTACTGCTCTGCGATGCGCTCAGAGCTTTGGAAGAGTCCCTTCAGGGCATCCACAATCGGCGGTACGAATCCCGGTCCCATGACAAGCTTGCGGTCATCTACTGGGCAGGCTTCTTCGTTCAATCGCTGGCCAGCCTGCAGGTAGAGTAACGCAGTGTTAGGCATGGTTCCCGGTGTGCCAACCATGTTGTAGACGCCTTGCGTCATTGCGGTGCCGTCAAAGTCTACCGCGTTGGCTACCGCAGCAACCGCCGGTTTTAGGAAGCGCTTGCTGAAGTCGTCGATGGACAGAGTGAGGTCTTGACTGGTGAAAGCTATATCAACACCTCTTTGTGTGGTGAGTGTCAACGGGACGGACGTTTCAGTCGCGTCTTCGATAGTCAGTGCCTGACCTACGCGACCAGCATACCGAGGCGGCTTGCGGATATTAAGGACTGTGCCTATCTTCGCGCCTGCAATGGCAAACTTGTCATCATATTGCCGGTTGATTTGCTTAGCAAAGGTTAGGTTATTTTCCAAAACTCGCAAGGCTTCTCTAGTAATCATGCTTATCGTTAATAGGGTATTCGCCATGTTGTCTAGAGTCCTTGTCTAGTCTAGTGAGAAGCTCCGTTGTGAGTCTTAGACCACCACTTCTTATAGTCTTGGTAACTCATAGAGCCTGGATCAACACTAGACTTGGTGTTGGACGCGCCGCTAACCGGCCGAATTGGCGCCGGTGCCTGCGTCCGAGGCCGTGAGTTTTGAGAATTCCGAGTAGGGGTAGAGGCGGATCCGTTGCCGCTTAGCTCTTCCGATATTTTGTTGAGTTCAACGATGATCCTTCTGTAGCCGCCCTTGGTACCTGGGGTGTTCCACTCGAGCAATTGATCCCTGACATCGGGATGCTTGCCTAAGTAATAGGCAACCTCGGCACCGTTGTCCATCTCGTACATCGCATTGATGGCAACGATAGGTACAGCTACGGACTGATCAACCACATCATCAAAATCATCGTGAAGGTCGCGGGCACCCTCGACTTGTTTGTTGTAGTCGTCAAAGATCCCGCGCAAGTACTCCTCTTGCGCGGCCTGGGCTTTAGCCTTTTCTTTCTGCTCCAGCTTATAGTCGGCGAGTGCTTCGACATAGTCTTCGTAGGTTTTAAACTTCGCATCCCGTGGATCGGGCTTTCCACTGGGAGCGGCCTCGGCAGGCGGCTTCTCTTCGCCTCCGCGCTCAAGCTTGCGAAGCCGGATGTTGGCCTCTTCAAGCTGCTCCTGCAGTGTGACGTTCCGGGAGTTTAACCTTGAGACTTGCCGCAGCAGCTTGCGCCGAGTCTTGCCGACAGCTTGCTCGGGCTGCTCTTCTTCGGGTTCGTCTTCCTCTGGCTCTTCTTTCTCGGGCTTTTCCGCCGGTTCCGACTCGGCTTCGGTTTCGGCCTGCTCGGCCTCGGAGCGCTGCTCAGTCGTTGCTTCTTCGGGTTGCGATGTGACCAGTTTGTCGCTTTTGAAGGCAGCTGCCTGGTTGACCGCTTCCTGAGAATCGGTGGTTGAGCTAACCGTTATTTCGCCTGCCATGAATCCCTCCAGATGGGCTGTGGAGGGATTGACCCAGGCGCCAGCATTGTCTCTGCATTTGGCTTTTTGCTAGCACTAGTATTAGTATTACTGGCTACCGCTGTTACAACAGCGGTAGAGGAACCATTTCATGCATAAGGATGTAAGCGGCCACCTAACCCCTCGCGAAGCCGCCGAGCGGCTCAATATTGAGCTCGGATACGTGTATCAACTGCTGTGGCGCCGCAAGCTCAAGGGCGTGCGAGTTGGCACTCGCTGGTACATTCCCGAAGAGTCGATTCTGGCTCGCGAGTTGGAACGAAAGGAAAATAATGGCAGAAGACGAAACAAAGCCCTCCGCTGAAAAAGCCTATCGGTGCAAGTTCTGCGGCGAGAAATTTGAAACGCCGCAAAAGCTCGCCAATCATGTGCGCAACCATCATCTCGCTCGCTCCAGGCGGGGTCGCCCGCCCAATCCACTCCGCTGCCCCGAGTGCAAACAAGTCTTCGAAAGTCCCAAGTTCCTGGGATTGCATCGACGGCAGAGACATGGTGTTTTTGGCAAATCCAAGACTGCAGTTGCGATGCGGCAAGCCAGGGGGTCTGCATCCGTTCGACGCTGTCCCGAGTGTGGTGCGGGACCATTCGCCACCCCTGCAGCCCTCGGATCCCATCGACTCATCAAGCATGATATCGCCGGTGTTTCTGCCGGTGCCAAACACAGACAAGAAAGGATCCCTCTACCTCATGGCAACAGCACGGGTGTTACACATGAAGCACCGCAAATCGACGAACTCTCGTTTGTCATCGGTAACGCTTGCGCGACGGTACGGGACCACATCGCCCTTATTGCGGAGCGAGATGAAGTCCCTGAGTCGCTACTTAGAGCCAGGGTCATTGCCTTTCTTGAAGGTGCGTCGATTCGGAAATCACGTAGGCGTCATCAATGAATGCGATATCTGCGGCGCCAAACCGCCGGAAGTCGATCACAAGAGCCATTACACCTATGTTAGATCCAGATGGTACGTGTCGCACTTGCGCAAGGTGCATGTAGGATCCGTTCCGATTGAAGAGCCCGCTGCTTAGGTTTCGCCTGGCTCTTCCGGTTCTCCCGGCGCAGGTGCGCCAGGCGTGGCAGGTGCGGCGCCTGGCTGCGGCTGCATCTGCGCCATCGTTTGCTGGTGCGCCTGGTCTGCCGCTGCCATGCCTCTCTCATGTGCCTGCTGCATGGCGTTCTGGTTTGTCTCATGTGTTTGATCCGCAGCCTGCGATGCCGAATCGTGCGCTGCATCGTGAGCCATCTCCAGCAGGGCCAACTCGCGGTCTGCACTGGCAGTGTCTCTATCCTTGCTGGCAGTGATCTTGGCCACATTGATCTTGGTTTCCTGGTCGATGAGTGCGATGTTGGTTTTGCTCTGCGCTTCGACTAGCTTCTGGCTCACGATTTGGTTCAGGTTCTGTACCATCATTGTCAGCTGCTGATTCTGCGCTTGCAGCTGAGAGGCTTGCTGTTGCGCCGACTGCGCTTGCTGCATGTCCTGATCCTGGAGCTGCGGCGGCAGGGTCTTCTTCAGCCGGTCACTGATCTCCTGCGCCCCTGGCCAATCCATGTTCTTGACCAGCAGGTCGCCTGCGATACCCATGATCTGCGGGAAGGACTGAATGAGCGCTACCTGGCTGGCTACAGCTTCCTGGCGCTTTGATTGGTAGGAGGGTCCGACGCTTACGCTTACATCGTATCTGCCGACTCCAATGTCGAAGATCTTCCGCATGGCCTGGAGCTCCTCCAGGCCGTCGGATCCCCCGGCACCGGCAGCTGAGTTGTAGACACCAACTTGTTGCACCGTGCCATCGGGCTTGATGATGCGCTGGATCCTGGGGGTGTCCCATATTACCGGAATCATGGTGAGCAGGATCCTGCCGGTGTGGCGGATGCTGCGGGCCAGGTTATCAATAAAATTAAGGTTTGCGATGTCCGACTGCTTTTGCCTGGCCAGGACCGCCTTGCCGGATTGTTCCGGTCCTTGTTGCCCGAGACTCGCGTCGTAAATTCCGGTAGTAGCCTTGAGGTCGTTATCCGCCTGCCTGATCATCGCCGCCATTGCCTGGATCGGCGGTTCGGCTGCATTGCGCTGTGGTGCGCCTACGGGTTGCCCGGCAATCGAAATTGCTTTGTAGACCAGGGCGGCTGTATTGCGCCGGTTGCTTTGTTCCCACTCTGTCTCATGATTTTCGATCTGGCCTTCGGCGATAACAAATGGCGACTTGGGCGCCAGGGCGATAGCTTCGGCGGATGCGGAGATAAAATAGTTGTACTGCCGCTGCGGATCCTTCGCATCTCTAATCATGCCTACCAGGTTGCGCTTGCCGTCAACGATAGTGTCATCGCCCAAGACCGGAATCACCGGAATCCAGTTGCCGGGCACGTCGCGCTCTTCCAGTATTTCGATGCCGTTGATTTTTGCCCACCTCACCTTGCGCTTAACGATTTCGCGTTTGCCCTTCTTCTTCTTGTCCAGTTCGATATAGAAATACTCGGCGACCCGAATGGCTTCTTTGGTGATCCAGCCCGGCACCTTGTCGCCCACACCGGTAAAAGTGGTAAGCGAGGCTAGCTGTGAATCGGAGTAGGTTTCCCGGTACAGCTCATAGGGCATGTCATCAATGATGAAACAAAATAGTGCATCGCTATAGTCAGCTTCGGCTGCTCTCGGATCAAAGTACACCGAGAAGGGATTCTTGATTCGCTTGATAAAGATTTCTTGTTCGTCGGAGTCGTCGTTGACGTAATCGGTGATAATCCGCCAGAAGCCAAAGCCGCCGGTTGCCATGTGCTCATAAGCGGTGTCATATGCAATGTCGGCATCACTATTCACCTCGATGTGTCGGCAGAGGCCTTGCAGCATTTGCCCGGTTTCGATATCGGCGCCATCTCCTACCGGGTTGATTTGTATGGCAGGCCTTTGCTGTCTTTGTTCGTTGGTCACCATCCTTCTGAATTGCCGCAGCCGGTTCATTGTCAAGCATGGCCTGCCGTCCTGGTAGCGCTGCTGATAGATGTTGCTGTCCCACTGCTCGCCGACAAAGAAGCGGAAGTCATCCAGTGCATCCCGGCGGATATCCGTTGTGGCCTCTTCGGCCAGGCGGAAGCGCTCATGCGCGTCCGAGAGAAATTCCTGGTCTTGAGTGCTCAGCGGCTTCGCCCTGGGCGGCTCGTCCCGGCGAAACATGCTGGTGATGAGTGTTGACATTCCGCTCTTGGGTTACTGCTGCTTCTTTTCGGTTGCGGCTAGCGCCTTCTTCCCGTTTTCGAGTAAATCGCGCAAGTGTTGATTGGGACCAGGATCCACTTCGTCGGTGTACTGCACGATTGCTTCTAGGGCGGCTCTGACTTCATCGGTGCCGGTACTTCTGTCTACCATTCGTTTCACCTCAAATTGAATTAACTGCAAACCCCTACTACGTCGGCTTCTTGGATCAGCAGCAGGCGCCCATTGTCGAAGTCAGTGAACCTGCCAAAGACAACAATGTCGCCTGGTCTTACGTCCACGGGGATCCGCCCGCCGGATCCGGTGCGCTTTCCCGGCCCGCACGCCACCACCACTGCCTTGCGTGATGGAACGGCGGCGAGCTCGGGCACGATGATGATGCTGGCAGTGTCATCCTCATCGATCCTTTCAACCAGGATCCGGTCATCTAACGGTTGGAAGTTTTTGGAGAGAAAGATCTGCCGCTGTGCTGCGGGATCCTGATCGGTGATATTCATTTGCGCTGTTTGTACTGCCAGGCAAGCATGGTTGCGGTGAGGATCACCAGGCAGACAATGGCCGCATCTACCCAGGTCATGCCGCTTTGGCCTTGATCATGGCCGATAGCTTGCCGGTTGCGCCGCTCGAGCTCTTGCCTATGGATGGATAGCGCCGGTGAACCGCAGCCCTTACTGTGGCCTTCTCCGCGGGCGTGCCGTGTTGCGAGACTCGTGCCAGGGCGTTACGCGCATGCGAGGGATCATGGATCGGGTAGCGGCGTCCTGCCAGGGCAAACTTGGATGTGGGAATAGCCTTGCGTGCGCGTGCGGTGAGTACTGCCATTATGCCCCCCTGGCCCGCAGTGCTGCAGATAGCGGAGCGGTTGGTCCTGCAGTCCTGGGCGGCGCCTTGCGCTTAGGCAAGCCTTTCCTGGGCGTGGCTGCGAAATCATGCAATTGCGGTTTGCTCATTTTGAGCAAGCCCTTATTCCGAGCGTATAGCTTGGACGGTGCGTGCTCCGCGATTGCCATAGCGATTTGTTGAGCTTGCGATGTAGACGGCATATACTTGGACTCCTGAGCTATGCCCGTTTTGCATTTCCTTTACCCGCATGGCGAAGCGTGGAGCTGGTAACTCCCTGGGCGCTACGTCAAGGCGTCCATTTATTTTTTCGGCGCATTTTGCGCAGAGTTTTCCTTGCCATTCTTTGAGTTTCTCAGGGTGTACTTATCTACCGAGTTCAGTCCGAGCATACCCGCTAACAGTCCCGCCAGAATGTGGTGAAAGGTCCACAAGTAGGTGAACGATTCTCCGCGCCATCGGCTTGGAATATCGCCAAGCCAGACCACTAGCGGCATGGAAAAGAATGTGAAAATCACTATCCAGTAGGCGGCGATTCGCCACAATGGATCGTGTGCAGTGTTCTCGGAGCGCTTGGCAAGATAATCTCGCCATAGCGCTGTCCAGTTGATTTTGTCCTGGTCAGCCGAGGGCATCAGGGCACATCTGCCACACCAGGAAGCATGCGGACCAGCGTGGCATCCAGGCCTGCTCAAACAAACCGCCAGCGATGGCATCGGTACGGTCCGACGACCATCCTGGTGGTGGAACTTCTTTGACTGAATTGGGAGAAAGGTAGGTTACATACCCTTTGTTTAAGCGGTTCAGCGCATCGTGCGGCGAAATTCGAAACTTGGGAGGATCGATGGATGGGTTGCTATCATGCGAGTAGACGTAGATAGGCTTACGCATTGGTCACGCTAGCGGGCTGCGCGGACGCCACAACTGTGAGTATGTTGCGGAAACCATACACCAGAAACGGTGTATGTTGTCAAGACACCTGTTACAACAGTTGTTCTACGTGGAACCTTTCCGACTCCAGGCCTTCATCTCATCGCGTAGCCAGAACAGGTTGTCAGGATCACAATAAAAGCGTGCGTCATCGATGCGCCCGCCGATTGCCCTGGGCGGTTTTTTGCGCTCTTGGATGTCGGCACGCTTCAGCTTGTCGTTGGCGTGCTCGACACAGCAGACCGGCCCATTGTGCCTGTGGTGATGCTGTAAGCTCTTCCACACATCACCGTAGGGGCGCAGCAGCTCGGGATAGTCCCGGTGACGCTGCTTGCCCAGGGTGGAGACAATCTCCGACTGATACGCCGGTGCGCCCCTGGTGTGCAGGAAGCTCACAATGGTATCGATCATCGGTGGAGGAGGGGTCGATACAATCTGTATCGTCGAACGCTCGCCCAGGGCAACCAGGACCGCCTCGGTTATGCGTAGGACTTCTATGAGCTTGGCGTGAAGTTTTTTATATTGTGCGAGGGTGGCGGCATGTTCCTGGCTGGCCAGAATCAACTCGGTATTGGGGTCCATTTGTCTTGCTCTCGGATCCAGGCTTCTGACGCTAGCACGAAGGCCTTTTGTAACTCGGGTGCTACGTGTCCTAGCAGCTCGGTTAGCCATTCTGTGCTTTCGTAGAATTCTGTGATCAATTCATCGGCAACCGGCGAAGTGGACGACTCCTCTCGGATCCGCTCGGCCAGGCTGACGAGTCTGGCCCTAACGTCCTGCAGGAGAATTGGGTTAGCAGGTTGCGTTAACTGTTGTACCTCAATTTGATCACAGACACAAATAAAACCTTCAACAATCGTGCGCATGATGGGTGTCACAATGGGTACCGAGCCTTCAGATTCATGCAGGGACATATCGCCCAGGGCCCTGACAAAGGCCACAAGACCGGGCACTCCTGTTTTCATATTCTGGCCTGCCTTCTTGAACGTAACCCGTATACCAGAGTGGGGTGCTATCGGTCCATGAGACTTACGTGCTGCCCTGTGCAAGAGCTAGGCTAATTCGAATGGGTGACTTGTGAAGACAAGGGATCTGTACTCCCCTGGTGGGATCCGGCGAAAACTCTAACAGTTCTCTAACAGTCAGGTGCTCAACGGTGCACAAGAGTGCTCAACGGTGCACAAGTAGTAAATAGACAAGCTGTTGAAATCATTGAAAAATAGGGCAATAAAAAAAGGGAACCCGAGATTATGAGTCCCCTGCTCTACCGCTGAGCTACAGGCCCGAAGTTATTTATTTCACACGCTTTAGGCCAGATTGAACTTTTGCCCTGGAGGGCAACTCTAACACTTCTCTAACAGTAACATTTTCGTTAACTGCTCGCGCAACACCCTTTGCAACGCCAGAGTTGCTGACTCTAACAGCTCTAACAGCAGCTGCCCGCTCGCGCTCTGCCTGGGCGCCTGCGGCAATCTTCTCGGCAGCGTCGATGTAATCCTGCTCGCAGTCGATGTTGTAGCGTTCGAAGACTGCACGGGTGTTGTGACCAGAGATGAGCATGGCGATGCTCTCGGGAATCCCGCGGCGGACCATGTTCCGCACCGCCGAGCGGCGCATGTCATGGACGATGACAGCCTGCTCGGCACCGGCGGCACAAGTGACGCCCGAGGCCTCGATCAGATCCGCCCAGGCATAGCGGGCCGAGTGAATCTTGCCATCCGAGTTGCGCCCGCTGCCCCTGGTGAAGATGTAGTCGTCGCCATCCTTGCCTGTGCACAGCTCCTGGATGAAGGGCAGGGCATCGGTGCCGGTGAGTACCGCATAGCGGGGCTTCTTGGTCTTGGTGTCCTTGGCCCTGAGGTTCAGCCGGTTGGTCAACGGATCGAACTGGTGAACTTTCAAGTTCAAGGTTTCCTGGTGCCGAAAGCCAAAATTGTAGGTGCATGCCAGGAAGGCTTTGACCCACAGCTCGGCGGCAACCGCCTGCATTTTGTCATACTGCCACTGCTCGATAAACCCGTCACGAGCGGTGGTCTTCTCTTCGTCGTAGTTGAAGGTTACCGGGATCTTGGTGATGACATTCTGCTCCAGCGCTGTGGTGTACATCGCGCTCAGCAAGGCGATGTCGCGATTGACGGTTGCTTTGCTGACCGGCTCTTCAATCGGCTTTGCGAAGGCCTTGCAGGGCAGACCCTGCGCCCACATGCGGTAGTTGTCCAGGTATTTGCCGGTGAGCTTGGAAGCTTCGATGCGGGCGAACTTGGCCTGCATGCGGATCCGCCAGCGGCTTTCGGCATGGCCAACCTGGCCGGGAAACTTCAGCCGGAAGCGCTCGATCTGCGCCTCATACAGCGCGTCGATTTTAACCTCACGCTGCTCGCGAGTCTCGTACTGATCCAGCGTGAACTTGGCCAGCAGCTCTGCCTTCATGCGCTCGGCCACTTGAGGATCTGTACTGCGCGTAGGCTCAAAAACACGCTTGCCGGTGACCGGGTCAGTGTAATTGAGATAGAAATTTTTGGAGTTCTTGAACTTCATTACCGTGATTTGCATTTCCTTTATCCTTTTCCCTGGTTTGGTTTGTTATCGAGTAGCAGGCTTCTGCGTCCACCGAATTGCTGCTGCCATGCGGGCCCGCTTGCTGCGCTGCCTGGGCGTCATGGCGGCAGACTGCTTCTTGGCGCCTCGTTTGCCGCATTCGCTGAAGAAGGCAAGCTGCTCTTTGGTGTACTTCATTTTTGCATCTCCCTGGCGGTTATTACCACCAAAGATATGCTACACCCCCCTAGCATAAAATGCAAGCCCTCTGGCGGTTTTTATATGGCAATTTTGCTGCGCTCGACCCAGGCGTCCAGTTCGAAGATGTCAAACCCGTAGGGCGCACGCCTGGCCTTGCCTTTGATGTAGGGCAGCTCTTTCCGGCGGGCCATGCGGCGAATGGTGCTGCTGCTCTTGTTCAGATACGTCCCGGCCTCTTGGGCGTTGAGCACGCGCCGGGCGACTGAGGGCGGCTTCTTGGGCATGATTGACTCCCTTGGTTACAGCTGTCGGGCGATGCCAGTTTTGGCTTGATTTTCCACACCCTTTTGTGGTTGACAGCCTGTTATCGGGAGAGTAAACACCTTTTCATGCCCACACGCAACACCCTTTACAACACTCTTTGTGCAAATCCCCTCACCAATGCCGAGCGGCAAGCCCTGGAAGGCCTGGAGCGTATCGCAGTGCCTGCGCCTACAGCTTCGCTCACCCTGCGCGAACGGCAGCTGCTGCGGGCGTTTGAGGCTGCGATACGCCGCTTCGGCAATCCATCGGTGCGCGAGATTGCATTGTGTGCCGGTGAGACATGGTACGCAAGCAACGTTCATAAGTATCTGGTCAAGTTGGCGGCGAAAGGGTGGGTAGCGCTGCCCCCCTATCGGTACCGGATTCGCGGGATCCGGCTGCTGCATAACCCACCCGAAGAGGTCGCCGTATGAGTGACGGCATCGTCGAATTCGTAAAGCTGACTCAGTCGCAAATCATGCAGCTCTATGACCGCTGTATCGAGCTGACGGCAGCGGTCCAGGAGCTGCTGAAGCTGCTCACGCTGCACGATGACATGCTGAGCGATGAAGAGCACGCGGTGTTGAAACGGGCGCGGCGGATCCTGGCTAAGGAGATTACAGAATGAATCAAGAGCAATGGGATCATGAAAGGCGTCTTTACATCGGCGGATCCGAGGCCTTTGAGCTGCTCGATCAGCCGCAATACAACAAGGGCTGCAAGCGGGCCCTGGGCTATCGCAAGCTCGGTGCCGAGCCCGATTATCCGGAGCAGCTGCCCGAGGATGCGCTGCTCAAGCGCGGCGTGGTTCTGGAGTCCCTGGTCGCCGCCTTCTATGAGGATCAAACTGGCAGAAAGGTGCGGCGTCCGCCATCGGACAACGGATATCCGCGGGCCCGCATTCACCCAGGCTACCAGTGGGCGGGCGTGCATGTGGACCGGCAGATCCTGGCCGGATCCGGCGGCGCTGAGACTACCGGCGACCTGGAGATCAAAACCAGAAGCGAGGGTGCCTGGTGGAGGGTAAAGCGCCTGGGCGCCTTTCCTGGCGATTCACTCCAGGTGCAGTGGGCGAACTTCGTGACCGGCCACACCTGGGGCGCCCTGGTAACCCTCGGTGTCTTCGGTTCCCTTCCCCTTCTACATTTCGATGTCCAGGCCAATGCCGGTCTGCATGAAGTCTTCAAGCGGGTGGGCGAAGAGTTTGCCGAGCAGGTATGGGGCAAGGGTGAGCCACCGGCGCCCACCATCGACGCCTCGGATCCGCGTTGCAAGATCTGCGCCTATCGCCTTACCTGTAGAGGCGAGGTCATCGATCAGCGTGAGGCCGAGACTATGCGCCAGATGGAGCGCAGCAAAAAGAACCTGGTCCAGATCGACAACGTGCAGCTGACGCAAACCCTGACCGATCTGGACATCCTGAAGCAGGAGCGCAAGGCCATTGACGAGTCCATTGACATCGCGCAGAAGCAGGCGTTGGAGATTGTCGGCGATGTCGAAGGCGCGATAGTCAGAGGCTATGGCAAGGTGTACAGGCTACCCGCACAGTACAACGGTCTTGATTCCGGAGCACTGGAAGCTGACAAACCCGAGATCTACCAGAAGTACTACGTCCATCGCCTGACCGGATCCTACTACCTGAGAACCTATCCATGCAGGAAATAAGGATTGATCTATCCGAGCAAGAGATGCGCATGGCCGCATACACGGGTGTCGAATGGCGGATCCATGCCATCCTGAACAACTACAAACCAAAGGTTACTGATAAACATCCCTGGCACACCAACATCGAAGGCGCTATGGGCGAGCTGGTCTACGCCAAAGCGTGCAACCGATATTGGAGGGCTGGAGTGAACACATTCAAGCGCGTGGCAGACGTTGACAGGATGGAGGTCAGAACGCGCAGCGAGCCCTGGCATGAGCTTCTGATCAGGCCAGACGATATCGATACCCGCATCTTTGTCCTGATTACCGGGCAATGTCCAACCTATTTTGTGCGCGGCTATTTTCGCTGCGGCGAAGCCAAGCAACACCAGGAGTGGCTGGACGACAAGGGCAACAATGGCGCCCCCGCCTATTTTGTGCCGCACGCCTACCTGCACGATTTCACGGTTAAGGAGAAGAAATAACATGGCGTCAAGCGCTGAGCCGGTCTATGACTATGACGAGCAATATTCACAAGAGGAGAAGTTAACCGAAGTGTCAGACCAGGGTACACTGGGCATATTGCATGGCAGTGAGGTGAGTCAGCAGATCTCTACTGCCAAGCATTTTCCCAGGTCGATAGCGCAGTTCCGCAAAGATGCCTTCAAGGCGGTTACCCTGGACGAGCAGACCGCTGCCGAATGTATCTATGCCATACCTCGGGACGGCAAGGTTATCGAAGGGCCGAGCGCCCGCTTCGCCGAGATCCTGGCTAATGCATGGACCAATTGCCGTTGCGGAGCTCGCGTCGTCGGCGAGGACGAAGGCTTTGTTACTGCGCAGGGAGTCTTCACCGATCTACAGCAGAACGTGTCCTACAGCTACGAAGTGCGGCGCCGCATCAGCGACAGCAAGGGGCGCCGCTACAGCGCAGACATGATTCAGACTACCGCTAATGCGGTTTGCAGCATAGCTCTGCGCAACGCGATTCTAAAGGGAATCCCGAAAGCTTACTGGAAGGGTTTGTATCTTGCGGCCAAGCAGACTATCGTCGGCAAACTCGAGACTCTAGCTTCCAGACGCCAGGACAAGATAGCTCTATTCAAAGCTTATGGTGTCAGCGCCGACATGGTTTATCGAGTGCTCGGCGTCAAGGGCATCGGCGATATCACGCCGGATCATCTGGTCGTGCTCAACGGCATGCTGACTTCGCTGGAAAGCGGCGAGTCAACGGTAGAGCAGATGTTTGCCGCGCCCGATACCCAGGACAGAGCCACAGCCGAGAAGTCGAGCCGCACGGTGGAAGAGATCAAGGCGAAGTACAAGAAGGCCGGGAGCCCGCCGCAGGAGGTAATCGTTGACGTCGGAGAGAACCTCGACGCCGAGCCGCCCGAGCCGGTGAAGATAGCTGCCCAGGAGGCCCAGGAGAAGCTGCAGGCAAAGCGCGGCAAGCCAGGCGCAAAGCCCACAGCGGTGAAGGATATCAAGCCTGGGCTACCGATGGATGACTTTTAACCCGTTGTGCTCAACTCGTGGGGTCAAGAGCACAGCACAACCCCAGGGGGCTGCTGAACTATGTGTAGGGCATGAGCAACAGCCCCCTGGGCTCAATCACGAGAGAGAGGTCAATGATAATGGCAAGTGCAATCGACAATGTTAACAGTTACCTGCTGGATCTCGAGGCACTCAAGGCTGAGATACGTGAGGACAAACTCACAGAATCGAAGGGCAAACTACTGCTGGCAATTTCAGCGCAGGAGCTGCGAGCTGTGGCACTACAGCTGCAATGGCAGCGCATGATGAAGTGGCAGGGCCAGAAGTCCATGCCCATGCTGACCGCCAGCGTATCGGAAGACAAGGAGCATGAGAAAGATAAGCCTGCAGTCAATCCAAACTAAGCGGCTCTACTTCACTCGATCCTACTCTGTAGGATATGACATGACATGATGGAGCGGCTAAACCCGATGCGACGGAACATAATGCGATGCCATTGCGACGTGACGCGACTTGACCGAGCGGCTAGATCCTATTTGACACGATCTGACAAGACGTAGCGGCTCGACTCTATAGTACAGAACAGGAACGTGATGGTACTGAGCGGCGGTATTGGACTCAACCCGATCTGATGACACTCGGTGGAACAAAAACGGAGCGGCCTTACCTTACACTCTGCAACTTGACTGTATGGAGCGGCTCGACCCTGTTTGACGAGATGCCATATGACGTGACCCGACTAAGCGGCCCGATATCACCATACCGCATGCGACCCGACTCTACTCAGCGGCTCAACCATACGATTGAAAGGATGAATCGGAATGCTCTCACTCAGCTATGAAGACTTGAATAAACGGTACGAAGAATACACATCCTGGTTGCGGTGTGAATGCGCTTTTGCAACCGAGATGGTTGGCGGACAACCGGCTACCGAAGAAGGCGTCCGCCAATTCGTTAAGTATCACTTGAAGCTCACAGACGAGAAAGAGGCCGAAGCAGCCGTGAAACGGATACTGCATGAAGAGGTGGAGAACGTAACTCCACCCGAAGGCGAAATACCGGAAGGCAAGATGTATGGGCTGCGGGCTGTGCGCAACACTAATGGCTGGCCCTGGCTAGGCGACTGGATGATTAAAGCCGCAATTAAGCAGGCGTCATCCGGACTGTATGTGTTTCAGCAGGTGCTCGGCACCAAGCGGAGCTTTGCGGAAAGCAGCCGGGTACGGGCGTGGAAATATAGTCTGCAGGATCCGCGCGAGTCTAATGTGGTCTACATTTGCCACAAGGACAGCGATACGCCAGCCGAAACTTACTATAAGCAGTTCATGGGCAGAGTACAGACGCCGCAAGGGCCGGTGAGCATCATTCACCAGTCACAGTGTGTTGCGCCTGGCAGCAGATTTGCCTTTGAATTCCGCTTTATGCCGGTCAAGAACCTCAAAGAAGACGCCATTCGCGACATGCTGGCGATGATGATGATCGTCGGTCTTGGCAGCGCCCGCTCATTGGAGCGCGGAAAGTTTCGCATACTGCATGCGGAGCTGGAACTAGCCGAGCACTATAAGGCAAAAGCAGAAGAGCCTAAAAAACTGGTAATTAAGCCACCGGAGGATGTATCGAATCAGCCGGTGGTATAGACTGGTGCGCCCACTTCGTCAGGCAAAGCAGGACTCTATTTAATGGGACGTAGCACAGCGGCTCAACTCAGCCAAATAACGCCGCGTAAAGCAAGACAGCATCAAGCGGCCCGGTGTGACACGACGTGACAAAACTAGATCGAGCGGCATGACCGTGTTCTACATAGCGGCGAAACGTGATGCGACAAGCCTCGGTGCTGCATGACCGAGCGGTATGACTAGATGAGACTATACAGGCCAAAGCGGCTTGATTCTACCGCATAATGCTGACTATGACGCGGCAGCACCAAGCGGCCTGATGTCACATGATAGGACAGGACAGGATTAGATTGAGCGGCGACACTTGACCTGATACTCCGGAAGCTGAACGCAGCAGCCGGACCAAACAGGATGCGACTAGGCGGCAGTATTCGACGCAACATGACCGTATGCGATTGCACAAAGCGGCAGTATTCGACACGACAAGACCGGGTAAAACACGCCTCAGCGGCGCGATATGACGGGACTCGATTCGACGGGATCCGACTTAGCGGCAGGATCCGACCCGACTAGATTCTACTTGGCCCGACTCAGCGGCTCGACTTGATGAGATTGGATGTGGCTTAGCGGCTAAACAAGATGGGATACGACTCTACTCGACTCCACGCGACATAGCGGCGAGACTCCACGTGACATAACGGCGAAACAACACTAGACCTGATCTGGATAGAACGTGACTTTACGGGACTTCGCGTGACATAGCGGCTTGACTAGATTCGACTCCGCTGCATCAGACATAGCGGCTTGACACAATGGGATGCCATGCGATTACGCGGGACTGTACATAGCGGCTTGACTAGATGGGGCTGGACCAGACTGCACTAGACAGAGCGGCAAAACCAGAGAAGCCGAATGAGTGTGCGCATCATGGGTGAGATATGGGAGCACGGACCAAGGAAAATTACCGAGCGCTTTGTGCTGTTAGCCATCGCCGACAACGCCAACGATGCCGGGCTGGCTTTTCCTTCCATCAAGACCCTGGCCACCAAGTGCGTGATGTCTCCCAGGACGATCATGCGGATCATCGCGAACCTGGAATTTCAAGGGGTGGTGACAGTCGTTCGCCGCCCTGGATGCGGCTCTGAATACCAAATTACCGATAAAGCAGTGCTTCATATTGACACCAGTGACAATTTGTCACCAGTGACTAAGCTTGTCACCACACCCGTGACAACCGCTGAAAGAAAGAAAGAAAGTAACAAAGAAAGAAAGAAATCTAGTAAACCATCAATTAACCATCATAGTGAATTTTTTTTAACCGGAATTCCGGATTGGGTTCCGGTAGACAGTTGGCGGGCCTTTGTCGAAATGCGCCGCAAGATTCACAAGCCGCTGACCGATCATGCGGTCAAGCTCGCCTTTCGCAAACTGGAAATGTTGAGAGATTCTGGCCAGGATCCGCAGGCAGTTCTTGAGCAGTCGATCCTCTACGACTACCAGGGATTGTTTCCGGTGCGCGAGGAGAAGCGCAATGGTTCCAGCAAGGAAGGGCTCATCGACGCAATTCGAAACTCCAGGGGAAGGCCAGACTTTGGACGCAGCCCTGTACCAGATGACGTCAAACTGGGCGATTGACCGGGAGAAGTTGAAGGGCAAGCGGGAGGAGCTGCTGCGCCTGCTGCGCCAGGTAGGCAAGCTGCGCTTTCGCGAAGGCATTAATGCCTGTATTGCGGAGTGCAAGAGTGAATTCTGTCCGCCGATAGGCGTTATCCAAACCTTCGTTCCGGACATCAAGGCGGATCCGGCGGCGCCGGGAGTGTTTGCCGAGGCGCGAGAGCGGATGCGGCAGCGGGCCGAAGAGCGGCGCCGCAAGTACGAGGCAGAGTACCTGGCAAAACGGGAGTCGAAGAAGTGAACCCCCAGGACCATGCCGCCTTTCAGCGCATCACCGAGCAGCGGTATCGTGCGATGGTGCGCCGCTTCGCCGCCCGCTATAACACCCGAGGCCATCTCATCCGCCCCGGCTTCAATGTGCCCTTTGAGTTGCAGGATTTTCGCGAGTGGCTGCGGGCTGGCCTGGGCGGCGAACAAGGCCAGGCGAAATGCGAGTACTGCGCCCGCGTCGTCGTCCTCGACACCCTGGAGGTCGATCACCGCCTGCCGGTATCGCGCGGCGGATCCCTAACGCTCGACAACCTGGCCCTGGCCTGCGGCCCGTGCAATCAGCAGAAGGGCAAGATGACAGCACTGGCATTCATCCAGCTGCTCAACTTCGTGCACGAGCATGAGCTGACATACCGCGACTGGGATCCGATAGACGCGGCGGACCTGTTTGGACGCCTGCAGATTGCCACCAGGCTTTGTATCGACAGACAGCGCTACAGGAAAGCGCTGCGGAATGTGGTAGGTGCGTGATGGAAGACTTTGCCGGAAGGCTGCTGTGCGAGGCTTGCTGGAACGGCGCGCACTGGCGTCACGATCCGGTGACCAAGGTGCTGATCAACAACTGCCTGTTGTGGGCCAACAAGCGAGGCGACCACTGCCAGTGCGAGTGTAAGAACATAGACTTTTACAAACGTCAGGACAGGACGCAGCGGGCCGAAGCCAAGGCGCGGGACAGGCGGGCGCAGCAATCGTTGTTTGGAGGAGACAAACATGGCAAGGCATAAAAGTGAAAAATGGGAGCTGCCCGAGGTTACGGAGAATTGGGATCAGGCTATGGTCGCCGTGCTGATGGATCTGCGCGACCAGCTCGACGATGTGCAGAGCCTGTTGCAGGAGATCTCGGTCAGCACTAGTGAAATTTCCAATCACACCAATCATGATCTTGTAACACCCAAGATGGAAGTTGAGCCTCCCATTCCCTTATGGGATGAGAACCCTAAGCCGAAGATGCCCAGGACGGCCAGGAAGAAGAAGGTGCGCAAGTGAACCCTGACCACATCATTGCGATGAAGTATGCCTCGAGGCTGCGCGACGAGTTTACCAACCAGGACAAGATCAGCCTCGACGAGCTGGAAAGCTATGCCACTGAAATTCTTCGCGAAGCGATATGGGAGGCGGTGCACGATATCAACGCGGAAGGCCTGGCGCTGATGAAGGTATTCCATGACGCGCTGTGCGGCATTCTCGGGCACGAGGAGATACACCGGCGCGTCGAGGAAATAAGAAGCAAGTGGACCAACTGACCTGCGGTTCACTGTTCACCGGCATTGGCGGCTTTGACCTGGGATTTGAACGGGCCGGAATTAAAATTATATGGCAGGTGGAGATCGATGAATACTGTCAGCGGATTATTGCCGGAAGATTTCCTGCTGTGGAACGATTCAGGGATGTACGACAGTGCGGGGGGCATAATCTCAGATGCGTTGACATCATCTGCGGTGGGGATCCCTGCCAGGAGAACAGTAATGTGCGAAGAGCCACTGAGCATACTCTTGCACCGTCACTGGGCCATGAATTCATCCGTGTTGTTGATGAGCTTCGCCCGCGCATTGTGGTCAGAGAAAATCCGACAGCAGTCCGGGCAGATGCTCCTTGGCCTTGGTGGAAGTTTCGATCCGAGCTTGAGCGGCTTGGATACGCTGTGCTGCCCTTCCGGTTCCGGGCATGTTGCGCTGGCGCTGACTTCAGACGGGACCGGTTGTTCCTGCTTGGTGAACTTCAGAAGTCCGAACGCCAGGGACTGGAAGGGCATGAGTGCAAAAACGTGGCGCGAGCGGACAAAGGGGGATACGACGCCGACACTGCCGGACCAGATCGGTGGAGTGCCTCACCCCGAATTTGTAGAGCAGCTGATGGGGTTCCCCACAGGGTGGACCGACTCCGGGCCTTAGGGAATGCAGTGGTACCCCAGGTTGCGGAGTGGATAGGGCGGCGAATAGTGGAAGGCACCAGGATTTCAGGCTGAAACTAATCGTGCATGGCAATACAGTCGATGCCGGAAAACTGGGCGGCAGCTGCGGTGACTGCCACCGTCAGAACGGTCAGCGTTCCGGCAGCTTTACTGGTAACCGCTCCTATGACCGGTACTCCACCGCCAAGGGTTCCTACACCCTGGCAGCTGACAGAATACAGGTTGTCATTAAATGCCGGATTCCAGGTTATGGTCGTAGGGCAGCTCGCTCCAGCCGCAGCGGCAGTGACACAGGTCGAGCCCGCAGTGCTTCGCTTGTGCTGCAATCCGTTGGTAGCTTCGATGCCGTTGTAGAGATACGCACCGTTGCCGGTGAAGTTGGCCAGCACAGTCGGATTGAATGCCTGGCCAGCGGTGAGTCCCTGGGTTCCGCTGATGGTGGTCGTGGCACCATACCACCCGATCCCTCCAATATTGCCGGTGATGTCAGCCGTCCAGTTGCTGCCATTCGGGTGGGCGCCGCTCATCAAGTTCATCGAGAGCGGACCGCTGGTGTTGGCAACGCCCAGGTAAGCTCCGACAACATTCGTGCCGGTGTAAGTCTGGTTGATGACTGTGGCATTGTTGTTGGTGTAGGAAGGGGTGAATTGAACAATCGGCAGCGGGTTGAAAGTTGTTCCTGCGGTGGTACCGGCGTTGCTGTAAATTGCGGTAGTGCCGCCATAGCTTCCGATACCGGCGATGTTGCCGGTGTAGTCAGAGACAGTTGCCGAGCCGTTCCAGTGCGCTCCGCTCCACAGGTTGTAATTGGCGACAGCAGTCGCCGCCTGGTAGAGCGAACCGAAACCTCCATAGAGGCGGCTGGTGCCTACCAGCTGAACATCGCCGCCGGTAGCAACTTTCAGGCCAGCCGCCCCGTCATGTGCAGTCGCCTGCAGCGGCGCTATCGTCGAGTTGCCGGTGGTGTTGATGGCGACCAGCACAGACGAGGGTCCGGTGTTGGTCGAAGGGTTGCCGTACTGCTCGCTGAAAGAAATGCCGGGCATCGAGGTGGCGCCGGTGAGCGACCAGTTCCACACCTGCTGGTTGCTGCCGTTCTGAATGGTGTTGATGTTCACCGCCGGTGTGATGCTGGACAGCGCGACTGAGGTCGAGCCGGTACCGGATATGTTGTCCACGCTCCACTGCTGCACGCCCAGGGCATTTTTCAGGACCATCTTGTAATTTTTCGATTGATCCAGGTAGATGGTAGCGAAGCCGCCCGAGTCGAGCACTACGGGATTGGTGTTAGGGACCGGTGTGGCGCCCGAGATGTCGCGATAGGTTACCTGCGGCGTGACCGTGCCTGCCTGGTAGGTAAAGATCCGCCCGCCTGCCAGAGGCCTGCCCGAGGTGTCCAGATACTGGGTATGAGGATTGCTGAACAGGTTGTAGGTTTGCGCCCACACCGGCGGCGTGAGCAGAAGGATGAGCGAGAGAATGCGTGTGCGCATCGGACACCTCACTGGATTGTGTTGTTCTTGTACCGCTCAGTCGAGGGCGCCGGATCCGGCATGTACATGTCGAGCGCACGCTGGCCGGTATAACCGCAGTCTCCGGTTATGTCCTGCTTCAGAATATTCTGCACGATGTACAGATTCACCGGCTGGTTGGCGACCAGCGGACACTTCGGCTGGTTCATGAAGATGGTGGACCAGGGCGCGGATCCATCCATGCTGGTAACCGCGTTGGCATAGAGCAGATAGTCCTGCTCATAGCGTCCGATGGAAAAGGCCAGCGGCTTATAGCTTGCCGCGCTCCTCACGCTGCGCAGCTTGATCACGTTGTTCGTGATCTTCACCCGCTTGCTTTCGCCTAGCCAGGTGCAATCGGGCAACTGGCACAAGCTGTCGTAGCCCGAGATCTGAAAGGCCCAGTTGGCATTGAGCAGCAGGTTGCTGTCAATCCAGATGTCGCTGACCACTGTGTTAGGCCCGCTCTGATAGCTGCGCGGCGTGAGCAGGATGTTCGATCCATACTGCCCGCTCCACCAGGCATTCTCCATCGTGTTGTGGCTCACGATCACCCGCTCGGCGCTCTTGAACTCCAGGTTGTTTTTCTCGGTCCACTGCGGGCCCTGCCCGGTAGTGCGCGGCAACCAGAAAGCTTCATCCTTCCACAGCCAGTTATAGCGGATCTCAATATCGGCGGGCACGTAACCGTTGTATGGTGCGGGCAGCTTCGCACCGGCGCCGCCAAACAGCACGTCTTCGGTGGTCGCCGAGATCTTGTTGTTGGTAAGCTTCACCGGGCCCGTCGATCCTGTCATGAGAAAGCCGTGAGCTTCGTTGGATCCGTAATGAATGCCCGAGATCTCGGAATCGATGACGGCAATGTTGGTCGCGCCCTGAATGGCGGCGATGGCGTGATTCACGTCGGTGGTATCGGGTGCGTGAATGTAGCAGCGGTCCACGGTGATCGAGTCGGTACCCTGGAGCGACACGAGCGTCGGCGTCTGCCCGTTAATGGGCCAGGGCTTGTGATTGGGATCGGCGCCGGGTCCGACCTGGGAGTCGGTGGTGATCTCCAGGCCAACGAAGCGCACATGCCCGGCGGCAGGCGAGCTGCCCCTGGGGGCGATGGCAAAGACGGCGGGCATCCTGGTGGTGGTGAGCCTGGCCATGTCGCTGGCGTCGGCAGCGGTCACGCGGGTGCCGGGCGGATGCCTGGGCGCCTCGCTTGGCTGCAGCAGAAAGGCCGAGCTGATGATGTAGAGCCAGCCGGATCCGCTCTTGGGCTTGATCTGCCAGTTGCCGTCATAGGTTGCGCCGCTCTGGAGCACGATGGTCGAGTTCATGGGCGCCGCATCGAGCGCGGCCTGCAGGTTGTCGGCGGGCGCCACGCGGGTGATCCTGCCGGTGGGCAGCTGGTACGAGGTGTCGATGTAGACGCGGGGCGGTTCAGGGGGCGCGGGCGGGCCCACACCGGCGCGGGGCTCGGAGGGCGCCGGTGCGGTTTTATGGCAGGCAGAGAACAACAGCAGCAATAAAGGCAGCAGTTTCAAGCGCATACATGCCCCCAAAAAAGTTGGATTTTCATGCCGAATTGGCTTGCATTCTATGCTAGAGGGGTCTAGTATTAGTTCAGTCGCAACACCGGCGACAAAAGGAGAAAAGGAAATGAAAAAAGTTGGATACGAGCAGGTCACCTGGGTCGCTGATCCTCTCACTCACATCCGCTTAACGCCGCGTCAGCTTGAAGTGCTGGAGCATGTACGCGAGCTCGGCATCGTCAACAGCGGCGACTGCGGCTCGGTGCTGGAAGCGCTGCGCCGCAAAGGGCTGGTCATTCAGCACATCAACAACTATCCCGGCTACATTGCTTACATGTGGACTGCAACGGAGGTGCGCTAATGACCACTCGTCAGCGCTTAATTACCGCCTTGGTTTCTCACGCCCTAGGCCGCACTTTTACGCAAAAGTCTCAGGCGGTTCAATTTTGGCTTGAGTCTCTTGATGCTGGAATGCCTTTGGAGCGGCGCTTTGCAGATGAGCTGCGCCGTCTGGAAGGTGTCAACATGGGTTACACCCGCTTGTTCACTCAAGCCTGGAACGAATTGCGGGACGACGACCTGGTTGCCGAGTACGAGCAAAGGGAATCCCACCAAGCACAGCAAGAGCTGGTGCGCCAGGCGCAAGAGGCCTCGGAGATGGCGCGGGCTGGCCACTGTCCGCGCTGTCATTCCGCGGGTGAGCTGCGCGACGGGGCGTTCCACTGTCCGGTATGCCGCCAGATCACCTGGCGCCTGACTTCTAGCTGCTAAAACCAGCTAACCTGTTGATACGGCTCTTTCGCGAGTCGCTTGAGGATGTGCTCGGCTGGCACCAGGCAAGCTCGACGCCGCTCCACCATGAAGGCCGAAGGGTCGCTCTTCCACATCATCGGCCAGGACATCCCCGACAACGCCTCTGGCGAGCAGATCTACGAATCAGCCTGCGCCGCGTAGTCACGACACCCGTTACAACACCCGTTGCTGAGCCCTGGATGCCCTCCAGGGCTTTCCTCTTGCCTCGCCTGACCTCCAGCACCCCCGAAGCGCTCTCAGGGCAAATGTGCGCGATTGCGCCCCAGGTTCAGCTCCTCAAAAGCGTAGCCAGGAAGACAAGTCCGGCCAGGCCTATCAATAAAAGCAGCCAACTCACGAGAACATCGAGCTTTAAAAGTCGCTGGCGCATGCCTACCAGGCAGGTATTAAGTCCCGCCTTGCCACCAGTCGCTACAGCCGTCTGGTGCTGCCCAGGAACACAACGTCGGCATCAGGCACCAGCTCACCAGGCGGTTGACTCAGGTTGACGAGCCATCGAACCGGATCCGGCAAAGCATTGGCCTGACCGCGGCAAAAGCTGGAATTATCCACAGGCGTCCACCGGAAAAGCAGCGGATATCTACAGGGTAACTTCTTAGTAAACATTTCAAAGCAAATGAGATGTTAACGATTTGCACAATATCGAGGCCTGCCTACTACTACTAAGGGTAATAACCAGAAGGTTGATGATTAAATAGTAATACGAAAATAAGGCGAAAACGGAAAGAGAGGGGTGCGCCGCGCTCTCGCCTAGCCGGGAGGGTCGTTTGGCCTCCGCTCAAGGTGACCTGACCCTGGGTCATAAATGACTCGCGGTCAAGCCGTTTAGGGGCTGTTAGAGTGCTGTTAGAGCAGCTTCTAAGTGACTGACACCAGGCAAGTTAGTATCCACCAGGGGATATAGTCTCCCAGGTGGACGCGGGATCCGGACCCCCTCCCCACATCTTAATTCGCGCCCGCGGAACCGGGCGCCGCATCCCTGTCTGCTCTTCTCCTCCATCGACTCAATCCATACTATTCCACTAGACATTCTGGATTACCCTGTTTACCACTTGGTACACACGCCGGCCGATTTTGCCCTGTTTACCACTTGATAAACTTTTGCGTACGAAGGTTAAATGCTTTAAATTCTACTATTTCACAGGTGTGCAAATGCTGTGATATATTGCGCGGCTGTTATGACACCTGATGGATATTTGCGTTGTCCGAGGTGCCGTTTCGTATACGAGCGGCTGAAGGCATTGTCGCGGCGCGACAACCACACCATGATCTGCGCGGCGTGTGGAGCGCTTGAGGCGTTTGAGGATGCGGGGATGCTGCCTTCCTGGATAGGGCATGTGTACTGGGATGCGGCGAGGATCGAAGAAGAAGGAGATGATGCGGCGTGAGTACGACATCTGTTGACATAAAGCGGCAGATCAGGAAGCTGAAAGAGATTGCGGATTATTTGCTGCTGTCGGATCAGAGGCAGGCGCAGTTGATTCACGATTTAACCGTAAAGCTGAACGAGCTTAGGGAGATGTACAAGGAAGTAGAGGACTAGCGTGGGCGTGAGTCTGCTCATCACCCAGGTTTGTTTGCTGGCCATGATTATCTGTGTAGGTGTAGCGCTGTGGTCGATTCATAAGACCGTCCTGGGGCTGTATACCGCGTTGCGCAACGTGTCGCACGCGCTTGAGCTGGTGATCGAGCACCTGAAGCTGGAAGTGCCCGAGGAGAAGTGAGGGATGTTGGTTGAAGCACATTGCGACTTCTGTTACGCCCCGGCTGAAAGGAGCGCGAAGTGTTATAAGGCGAGGGATTTTGCTGTCTCCGCGCCTGGGAGGATGTGCTCGGTGGGCGCCTTTCTGGCCTGCCAGGAGTGTGCCAGGGCGATTGACGCCAATCAGTGGGAAGAGCTGCTCAATCGCGCCCTGGAAGGCTTTTGCGGGCGGCGAAGGATCCAGAGCCAGGAGTTGAAGGCCATTTTGCGCCAGCATCTGGCCGAATTTTTCCGGCAGTTTCGCGAAAATCGTATCGCTTACGACAACGAGAATTGAGAAAGGACTGGTTTATGGAGCAATTCAAGCTGAAAGTCAGCTACCAGAACGGCACCAGCAAAACGCTCGAGCTGATGCCGCCCTTGATTTACCACCCTGGAAAGCGAATGTACATCCTGCAGGACGCTACCGGCGTCGATTACTGGTTCAACGCCGAAGATGGCACCTTTGACGGCACCGGCATGTCGCTGGCATGAAGAAACTGTGGATGTTGGACATACCGTGGCATGATCCTGAACTGTTGCGGCGCGTTGTTGAATATTGGGACAGCCAGTTTGTGCCGGTAGGCGCCGCCAGGCATCTTTCGTATGAGATCCGCCCGGTGGGCGGCGTGTATACCCTGGAAGAGGAGACTGAATACTGGAAGGCTCGCGGAGCAAGGATCCGGCGGGCCGCAGGCGCCCATCCAGGCAGTGTGGTGTTCGATTGGACACCACATGGAAGGTTGCCTTCCAGCCGGGAATCCGCATTCTATGCCCTGCTGGAAGAGAAAACCTGGCAGCGCTGATTGTTGCTCCAAAACAACGACTTTTCCGGCGTTTTTAGCCACAATTTTAAGCATGGACAAAAAAGCAGTTCGCACTTTAATCGTGTTCTTGTCGGTAGGCGCCTCAACCTGGCTGATTCACCCCTGGTGGGCTGGCCTGGCCTGCGGCATGCTCATCGCCGAAGCCGCCAAGCGGGCGTTTTCGCTCGAGTAGCGTCCACCATCACTTCTTCCTGGGCATTTTGGACATCATGCCGGGCATCTTGTTGTCCGGTGGCGGCATTTTCGTCTTGGGCGAAGATTTCTGCCCGCTTTTGCTGGTTGCCGTGTAAACCGGGTGCATGCCTTTCGCTGTGCCTGTCATAGTCCGTTATCCTCCCATCCACGCATTGCGGCGCGAGTCGAAACCGTAATTGTAGACCAGCTGAGACTTTCTTTTCGGCCTGGCCAGCACTTTCTTGGCAAAGGTCATCGCCAGGGCATCGCCGAGATCGGGCGAGGCCAGCCCGCGGTGTTTCATGTCTTCTTTTTTCTCCAGCTGGATCTGGTTTTTGCTCGAAAAGCCGTATTCCGGACCGGTGAGATCCACTTCCATCTCCGGATCATCGGGGATCTCCGCGCCCGCCCGCAGCCAGTCGCGCATCAGCGACCAGACTTCGGCGCGTTTGTTGTAAAAGGCGTTGCCGTCGTCGGCTTTCTGCCCGCCATGAAATTCTTCCAGGCCGCGCGTGTAGTTGCGGTGCTTCAGCGTGTCTACTACACCGGCGCCCAGGCCATCGGCGTCCACGATGATCTGATCGGGCCCCAGTTCGTCGATGAATTCGATGACCCGCGACGCCAGCTCAACCGTATCGAGGCCGCGGTACTTGCCGAGAATCTGCGCCTTGCGTCCCTGGCGCAATACCACAGTAGAGCGGTCATCGCCAAAGCGGGCAGGATCCACTGCCAGGATTCGCGGCAGCGACAGATGCCCCTCCGACTTGAAGTGTCGGCACTGCCAGACCATCTCATGGGAGATAAGCTGAGAAGTCCCGGTGCGCGGGCATTCGCCCCGGACGCGCACTCTGACAAAGTCAGAGTCTTCGCCATAGTCGTCAATCCATTCCTGCAGCTGATCTTTGTTGGTCAGCTTCGAGGTGCGCGAGTCCACCGAGTGATGGATCCAGCGCTCCCGCTCGTTGCCAAAATTGATTCTGAAAAATTTGCCCTCGGCCCGCGTAGGGTTGCCGAAGGCAAACACCATCGGCTCGCCGTCTGTCAGTCCGCCCTCGGCAACTTCAAAGATTTTTTCCGGGATGGCGCTGGCTTCGTCGAAGATGTAGAAGCTGGTCGAGTCGGCGGCGTGCTGACCGGCAAAGGCCTCGGAATTTTCCTCTTTGCACGATTGCGCACTGCAGAACCAGGCATCCCGCTGGTTGCGGTAGTACATCTGGTCCGTCGTGATCTGAAACCATCCGCCGCACAGGCAGAGCTTCGTCCAGGTGGAGATCTGCGCCCAGGAGCGGGTGGAAAGCTGCAGGTAGGTGTTGGCGGTGATCGTTCCCTTGGCCCGAGGCCGGG